CTTTAAATAAATAATTAGACATGCATAATATACGATCTTTATCATAATAAGGACGATTTGCATATAAAAATGCTAACCAAAAGCTAAGCATAGTATCAATTGTAGCAATTTTAACATCATAACCGTTTTCTTTTATAATATTATAACTGTGACAAGCTAATGGTTCGTAAATAAATGCTATAGTATCATTTCCTACTTTTATTTCATAATTAGGCGCTATAATTTCACCAATTCCAGGCCGCTTTATAATTCTAACATTTTTTACATCAATATCAGTTAAACGTTCTTTCACAATTTCAGCAGTAAGCAAGGGTTCTTCAGAAAGAACATCAAAATCAGGAATTTTTTGAAATTTATGACGTAATTTTGATGGCATATATTGAGAATATAATGTTAGAGCATAACCACCAAAAAATACAACACCTTGATCTATTAAAGTATGTTGAACATTATCATAAATTTTATCAGAAAATTCAGAATTTCCCATTTTTCTTTGAAATTCAATCTCATAACATTGCTTTCCTACAAGAGGATGATGTTTATTTAATAGTGTTAAACGTTTCAAAACTTTTTCCCATCTACTAACATCACCTGCTGGTCTTGATAATTCTAAATACATACCCATACGAAGAAGATTTGGTGGAGCATATAAAATACCAGCAACTTTTATTGATTCTTTTTTAATAGCATTAAATAGATCTTTAGGTAAAGAAGTTATATCAGCTACTGGTATAAAATTAACAAATACTTTAAATGTGCCATGATGTTGTCCTGATTTAGCTTCAACTTCTTGAAAACCATTTTCAACGTAAATATCAGTTAATTCCTTGGCATCATTTAACGCATTTGGACTATAAAAATCATAATCAGGAATTTCAATATCTTTATTATAAAATTGGTCTTGTTTTGGTAAGATATTGTTAATCGCTGTGCCACCATAACATACCAGACTTTTTTTTCTTAAAAAATTTTCTACTATTCCTATTATGCGTTTAACTTCTGGAGAATTAGCCGTTTTCTTTCCTTGTTTCTCTTCTGCTTTATCAACTGCGGTTCTTAAAATAGCTAATTCACAGTCACTAAATGTTAAATCTTTACATAATTCATTTTTTTTCATTAATATTTCTATATATTAATGATAAAATAATTTATAAAAAAACTATAGGAATAATTACTAATTATTTTATGATAATCCTAAAATAATATGAATAATAAATTATTCTTATTTTTATTTATATATTAAAACTATAAAAATCGGATTTAACTGTTTTTGTAGCATATGATAATTCTGGATTTTGTGCTGGAGGTAATGGAACTGTAACTGGTATGTAACGTAAATTTTCTGGTTTTAACACAAACGCATAACCTTTTTCATCAAAGAATATATCATTTTCTTCAATATTTACATCAATTTTTTGATAACGCATTGCTAATAGTTGACAGCCCATTTCTCTCATAACTAAGGAACTAGGATTTTCAGGATTAGAACCCTTATCTGGCATACCAATTGTCATATTTTGTTTATTAAAATCAATTAATTCATTCATATCTGGTGTATATTTAATATCATAATAATGTAATGCTCTCATAAAAACAGAATTACTAGTCATATTTACAAATCTATAGAATTCAGGACATTCCAAAAATGATATATTACTTCTATCAACAATAATTACTACTTTACCTAATAGATTTTTGATAGGCACGTTACCAAAATTTTTACCATTATTTTCAGAATCGTAATCTTTACTTAATAAAATAGAATCATAATTTTCTAATAACTTCGCAAAATTTTGATACATTGTTTGATTTGTGCTTTTAATACGTAAATGTATTATAATTGGATCACGAGAATTAGGAGCAGTAGAAGTTGAAAAAGCATAATCTCTTATTATATTCATTACATCAACAAAATTTACATAATTAAATGTTTCCTTAACATAATAACTATCACTTGTTGAAGTTGCTACAACTGGTCCATCATTGATAGAAAATATTTCAAAGTCTAAACCTCTTACACCTTGTTTTAAAAGTGTCTTTAAATTACATGTATCCACATAATCATTTTTGTAATTACCACCACTACAACAATTATATGCTGTCTTAATATAATAATCCTTAAATGTATAATTAAATTGGTCAGAATCATCTATAGATCTAATTTTGCCATTTAGATCACCATAAATTTTATTCATGTTTTTACATTCTCTACCTCTTAAACCATTAAAGTAAAAATATACTAAAAATGAAATTATTATTATTATAAATATTATACAACTTATAAGCACTACAGTAGTAGATTCTTTCATCTGAGATAAATTTTTTACTACATTAGATATATTTTTGTTTGCGTTTGAAATATTATCCATACTATATTATATAAATAAAAATATTATAATAATATATGAAAAATTACAATTTATTATATTTAGTGTTTGGTATATTGATTATATTTAGTATAATATTTTTGTATTTTAAATTTTATTATAATTCTTATATTCATTATAATGGTGGAAAATGTATTGTTTGTAAAAACATTAAAGGACAACATATTCACGCATTAAATGATAATTATAATTTAATAAAAAAATATGATAATTATGCTAATAATAATGTTGAATGTATTTTATGTAAAAATTACCCTAATTATTTACATATTCATGTTTTTACACCCTTGCTTAGCGAATAGTTACTAATACTTTGCACTGATGAATTACTCTATAATTGGCGAAACAAAGTTGTAAAAATCAATAAACTTTTGTAAATTATATTATCATGAATATGTAATTAAAAATATATTATTATATTATAAAAAATATGGCTGGAGGACTTTTACAACTAGTAAGTCAAGGACAACAAAATATAATTTTAAATGGAAATCCTAGTAAGAGTTTCTTTAAATCTACATATCATCAATATACTAATTTTGGATTACAAAAATTTAGAGTTGATTATGAAGGCTCCAAGACATTGCGGCTTTCTGAAGAATCGTATTTTACTTTTAAAATACCAAGATATGCGGATCTTTTAATGGATTGTTATTTATCAGTTGTTTTGCCAAATATATGGAGTCCAATTTTACCTCCTCAACAAATTACTGAGCAAACAACAATTCAAGGTCTAGGTAACATTGAACAATGGGCTCCATATGAATTCAAATGGATTGAATATATAGGAGCAAAAATGATTTCTAAAATTAGTTTTATATGTGGTAATTATACATTACAAGAATATTCAGGTGATTATTTATTAGCTGCTGTTCAAAGAGATTTCTCAAATACTAAAAAGGAATTATTTTATAATATGATAGGTCATGTTCCTGAATTAGTTGATCCAGCAAATGCTGAATCTCGTGTAAATTCATATCCAAACGCATTTTATACTGGAGATGTAGCAGGTCCAGAACCTTCTATTAGAGGTAGAATATTATATATTCCTTTGAATAATTGGTTTGGATTAAAATCACAAATGGCATTTCCTTTAACATCTTTACAATATAATGAATTACAAATTAATGTTACATTTAGACCAATTAATCAATTATTTCAAATTCGTGATGTATTTGATGCGTTTAATAATTATCCATATATAGCACCTAATTTTAACTCTTGGTATATGCAATTTTATCGTTTTTTACACCCTCCACCTGATTTATGCTTAGATATAACATCTTATCCAGATCAAAGAGGTATTTGGAATGCTGATATTCATTTAAACTGCACTTATTGTTTTTTATCTAATGATGAAGAAAGATTATTTGCTTTACAAGAACAAAAATATTTAATAAAACAAGTTCACGAAAAAATATTTCCAAATGTAACTGGACCCAACAGAATTGAACTGGATTCATTAGGAATGGTTTCTAGTTGGTTATTTTATTTTCAAAGAAGTGATGTTAATTTACGTAATGAATGGTCTAATTATACTAATTGGCCATATAATTATAGACCTGTAAATGTTATACAGGCTTCTACATCTGGAAATTATACTATTTATCGCACACAAGGTGGAGCTTTAGTTCCAGTTGATATAGGACCTGGTGTTAATCCTGATGGAACTTTAACAGGTTTAGTTATTAATCAAACTTATAATCTTCAAAATATAAAACCAATTTTAGTTGCTATGGGAATTTTATTAGATGGTTCTTATAGAGAAAATATTCAAGCTGCTGGAATTTTTAATTATGTAGAAAAATATATTAGAACTTCAGGAAATGCGCCAGAAGGATTATATTGTTATAATTTTTGTATTAATTCAAATAATGCCGATTTACAACCATCGGGAGCAATAAATATGAGCAGATTTTCACAAATTGAATTGGAATTTACAACTATTATTCCACCATTAGATCCGTTGGCTCAAAGTTTAACAATATGTGATCCTGAAACAGGTAATGTAATTGGAGTAAATAAACCTACATGGAGAATTTATGATTATAATTTTGATTTACATTTATTTGAAGAAAGAATAAATGTTGTAAACTTTATTGGTGGAAATGTTGGTTTAATGTATGCGACATAAAAATAAAAATTATAATTTGATATAAAAATTAAATAATAATATTTTAAACTAGATACGCATTTGAACCTGGAGGCGTGGTTTCAAAAAAAGCTCCTGTAGCTGAAATTGTTGTCGGATAATTTGGGGCATAATCTTGTATTTTGCCAGATGATGTATCCCCTATATTATATCTTTCTTCTTGATATTTATCATACAATTCTTGTTTTTTATTATACAGTTTTAAACCTTCATTGAACCCACGTGTCCATTTATCTACTCCCAAATATGGTTGTATTATTTGTGCTTCTTTTGATCCTGGATATACTTCTTCAAAATCCATACCATGATTATTATAACCCGTTGTTAAGGGACTATAATTTAGACCCTGATTTTGAGTTAATTTTCCACCATTATCATATGGACTTACCTCTTTTGTAGCACAACTATTTAAAGGTTTTGGACCAGGATTACAACCATAACAATCTATATCTGCTGTGCATTGTTCCCTTGTAATAGCACATTGTGCTTTTGGACCACAAAAATTTTTACAACTAACACGATCTGTTAAAGGCAAATTTACTGTATGACTATATAATGGTGAATTAATATCATTATAATCTATAACAGCATCTTTTGGATAAGGAACTACCATATAAGAATATTTTTCAAAGTCAGTAAGACCCTCTTTTAGACTTTTTTGAAAACAATTCATATTAATAACACTAGTCCCCCATTTTATTATAAACCCAAAAAGTAATAAACAAACAACACTATATATTATTGTATATTTATAATTCATATTTTATATACAATAATATTATTTTTTATATGAATACTATATTGTTTTATTTTTTTACACCCTTGAAGATTTAAAATGGCACCTTGAAGGTTGGACATAATCAATTCCGTGTAAATTTTGGTTAGGCTTACTAATTGTAATGGTTGATTAAACCGATTTCTTCATCCAGAATGATACTGGTAAATCCCTGAAATGTCCAAATGTAGGAGGAGACTTCTGACCCAAGGACATATTAATATATGTAGTGTCTTTATGTAGTTTTTTCTAAAATACTTTAAGGGTGCGGTTTTAAATCTTCAAGGGTGTAAATATTGTAAAATTTTATTATTTTTGAATATTGTAAAATTTTAATATATAATTATTATAACTAATGGCAACTGAAGATACTAACACAATAGATGAAAAAAAAAATAACAATTCAAATACAAAAGAAAATAAAGTAATACCTTTTTTAATGTATTATTTATTAGTTGTAATTGGTAGTATTATAATTTTTGTTTTTATATTGGGTTCTTTAGGTTTATATACTACTAAAATTGCTCAATCTAATATTTTACCAGATAATAGTAGTTTAGCGCCCTTTACAGATATTAATAGAATTGTTAAAGATATTCCAATTGATATAAATGTTGTAAAACCTTGGTATGATTTTTTCTCTTTTAATTCTGATAATTCACTTTCACAAAAAATTAATTTTAATTCAGAAGAATATTTAGCTAGTTTTAAAGATAGTTTTTTATGCACTTTAAAATCAAAAGCTAAACCTGATTCTGGTGTTTTTTCTAATACAGCATTATATTATTCTAAGGTTTATGATGGAATTATTGCTTCTAATTTTAGTTTAATTAGCACAATTTTTTATTATTTAAGTTATCTTCCTGAATCAGTAATTATGTTAGTTTATGGTATAATTGCTATACCTTTATTCTTTATATTTTTTGGATTATCATATATTTGGACATTTTTTTATCATATTATTAATATACCTCAATTTTTTAGAGCTGCTTCTGAATCAAATGAAAAAAAATGGGAATCCAATAACAAAATATCATTTTTTAGAATAATACCATTAATATTATTTGGTTTTAATTGTTTTGGAGCATTTATTTCATCTTGTGTAACACCAATTTTATTCACATTATATGCTTTTATTGCTCCATTAGGTATTTCAGGAAAAGTCAATAATAAAAATTATAATGTTTTAAATTTAATATTAGATTCTTTTACATATAAATCTAAATTTTTCCTTGATTTGGCAACAATTGGTTTAGTAGTAAATGCTTTTCAATCATTCTCATTAAGTTTAGCATTAGCAATAATTCCAGCAATTATTATTTTATATATAATGGGAGAATATAGTATAAATAACCCTGAAATAAATATCAATGGATTTACAAAATCAAATGGTGTTAAATTTTCAAAAGTATCGTTTAATAAAAATGATATAAATTTCAATGCTGTTTCATATAATATCTGTGCTATTCCCGAGGAACCTAGTGATATACAAAGTGGTGGTATAGGAAAAAAAGGAAAAAAATATAATATAAGATTGGTTTAATAAATGATTTAAATATAATTTGAAAATTTATTTAAAATGGGAAAAAATAAAAATAAAAATAATTCTTTACCTTTTATAAGTATTGTTACACCTACTTTTAATAGACGTCCATTTATACCTTATATGATTAAATGTTTTGAGCATCAAACTTATCCAAAAGATAGAATTGAATGGATTATTATTGATGATGGAACAGATCCAATTGAAGATTTAGTTAAACATATACCACAAGTTAAATATTATTATTATGAAGAAAAAATGCTTCTAGGAAGAAAAAGAAATTTGGCAAATAGCAAATGTTCAGGAGAGATTATTATTTATATGGATGATGATGATTATTACCCTGAGGAAAGGTTTTCACATGCTGTAGATACTTTATTAAAAAATCCACAATATTTAATTGCTGGTTCATCAGAAATGCATGTTTATTTTGAATCAAAAAATTGTGTTTATCAATGTGGACCATATAAACAATATCATTCAACTGCTGCTACATTTGCTTTTAGAAAAGAATTATTAAAACTAACAAAATATGATGATGAAAAAGCATTAGCAGAAGAAACTCAATTTACAAAAGGATATACTATTCCATTAATTCAATTAGATACTTTAAAATCTATATTAGTATTTTCACATAAGCATAATTCATTAAACAAAGAAAAATTATTAGAAAATCCACAAGCAACTAAGGCTGTTTTATCAAAGTATACAGTAGATGATTTTATAAAGGATCCAGTTTTAAAACAATTTTATATGTATGATATGAATAATGTTTTAGAGAATTATGAACCAGGTAGACCTGAAAATAAACCAAGGGTAATTGAGCAAATTAAACAAATGGAAGAAGATAGAGCAAAAAGGAAGGAAGAACATAATAAAATGATAGAAACACAGAATAAATTATTATCAAATGTAAATAAATCAATAAATAAAGATATAATAAATGATTATGAGAATAAAATAGCAGAAAAAAATTATCTAATAAATGAATTATTAAAAAAAATAAAATTATTAACGCTTGAGTTAGAGCAGTATAAATCTGCCAATTAAAAAACAAAAAAATTTATATTAGGTTTACACCCTTGAAGATTTAAAATGGGACAAAACAACTTAAAGAAATCTTACATAATTACTTTAGTAATGAATAGTAAGAAGTCTATGATGAATTACTC